GCCGAAAAAGCCGGCATCAGCATCGCTACCATCACCAAGATGGGTAAGGACGGCGCCGTTGTCAGCAGTGAGGTTCTTGTAAAGATATGCTCAGCCCTTGGTTGCACTATGGATGATATAGTGGAGATAATTGAAAAATAAAAGAAAGGTATTTTATAATATGTTACATGATGGGCTGTATGAGCAAATTATCAATAAGGGATTAGAAACAGAGCTATCCGTTACGGACAAGCTTTCTACTACTGCGCCCATTGATAGTGCTGAGGCGTCCAAAGTGCTGGCAAAATATATTGCCGAAGTTGTAGAAAAAGGGCTTGATAATGTTGCTGACAATGGCGGTGACGTTAGCTCACAAGTAGCGCTTGCAAACCGTATTATTTCTACGATTATCACCGAAACAAAAGAAAACGAACTTGATGAAATGACGGTTGCAGAGCGGGCCGAGCAGCTACTCGCACTCTTTGACAAAAAGAACAGCATTTTATCCCTCGATGAAAAGGCAACGATTATTCGCCCCGAAACGTCTATTGCACAAAGCTCGTTATTTACCGGTGCAATCCATGAGCCGCAGATGTTTGCCGAGCTCAAGAAGGAAATTATATCCTGTAACCGTATTGATATGCTGGTATCCTTCATTAAATGGAGCGGACTGCGCTTAATAATGGATGAGCTTACAACATTTACACAAAACGGCGGTGAACTCCGCATTATTACAACCTCTTATATGGGAGCGACCGATGTAAAGGCAATCGAAGAACTCCGCAAACTTCCTAACACAAAAATCAAGGTGAGTTATGACACCAAACGCACCCGACTTCATGCGAAAACGTATGTTTTCTATCGGGATACCGGTTTTACTACTGCGTATGTTGGTTCGTCGAATCTATCTAATGCTGCCATTTCCAGCGGCCTTGAATGGAACGTAAAGGTCACAAAGAAGGACCTGCCGGAAACGATTGACAAAATTGAAGCCACATTTGAAAGCTATTGGAATTCCAATGAATTTGAATATTACAACGAGGATCAAAAGGAGCGTTTAGCACGTGCACTAAAGTCCGAAAAATACTTTGACAGTAATAATGCCGAAGTGTATACGATGGATATCACTCCATATTCCTATCAGCAAGAAATTCTTGATAAGCTGGAAGCAGAGCGCAAGGTTCGTGGCTATCACAGAAACCTTGTTGTTGCCGCCACCGGTACCGGAAAGACTGTGATTTCTGCGCTCGATTACAAGCGCTTCCGCAAGCAAAACCCGGATAAGCCTTGCCGACTTTTGTTTGTGGCTCATCGTGAAGAAATCCTGAAACAAAGCATGTACACCTTTCGCGCAGTACTGAAAGATGCAAACTTTGGGGAGATGTTTGTAGGCAGCTATAAACCGGAAAGCATAGACAATCTTTTTATATCTATTCAAACTTTCAACTCGCAGAGCTTTACCGAGAAAACAACATCGGATTTTTATGATTATATTATTGTGGATGAGTTTCACCACGCCGCCGCGCCTACATATCAAAAGCTCTTATCCTATTATAATCCGCAGATTCTTCTTGGTTTGACGGCAACTCCCGAGCGTATGGATGGCAAGAGTATTTTGCCGTATTTCAATAATCGTATTGCCGCCGAAATTCGTTTGCCTGAAGCTATTGACCGTAAGCTCCTGTGCCCGTTCCAATATTTCGGTGTAACTGATACGGTTGATCTGGATCACTTAAAATGGGCAGCCGGAGGTTATGATAAAGGCGAACTTTCGCGAATTTATACACTTAGCGGCATGATGGCAAATCGTCGCGCCGACTTAGTGGTTTCTTCATTGCTCAAATATGTTACAGATATTGATGATGTAAAGGGGCTTGGATTTTGCGTAACGGTTGAACATGCAGAATTTATGTCTAATTACTTTAATGGCCGCGGAATTCCGTCGATATTCCTGACCGGACATTCGCCGGACGAAGAAAGAAAAGAGGCAAAGGCCAGGCTTGTAAAAGGTGAAGTGCGGTTTATCTTCGTCGTTGATATCTACAACGAAGGTGTGGACATCCCTGAAGTCAACACGGTTTTATTCTTGCGTCCAACAGAATCTTTGACGGTGTTTTTACAGCAGCTCGGACGTGGACTGCGCTTATCTGAGGATAAAGAATGCCTGACCGTGCTCGATTTTATCGGGCAGGCAAACAAAAAGTATAATTTTGAAGATAAGTTTGCGGCTCTCCTTTCCAACACCACACGAGGCGTAACACGTGAAATCAAGGATGGGTTTATTTCACTCCCAAAGGGATGCTATATTCAGCTTGAAAAGAAAGCAGCAAGATATATTCTTGATAACATTCGCGCATCTTACGGAAACAGTGCAGGTCTTGTTGCACGTATAGCAACCTTTGAAGAAGATACCGGCCTAAAACTTACTCTCGAAAACTTTCTTGACCACTATCGTTTGGATCCTCGCTCAATCTATAAATTTGCTTCTTTTTCTCGTCTGTGCGCACGTGCAGATATAATTGATAATTTCGAGGAACCGATTGAAGAGGTAATGTCAAAAGCACTCAGCCGGTTTGCTTTGGTTGATTCAAGACGTTGGATTGTGTTTATGCTGCGTGTTTCGGAAAATATCGACCATTTTGACCTTACAAGACTTTCGGATATAGAAAAGCGTATGCTTCAGATGTTCTATATTACAATGTGGGGAAAAACGATTGAGGATTGGAACGCGGACGAAGTATTCGAAAACTTCAAAATTCTTTCAAATAGCCCGATAATGCTTTCTGAGCTGATTGCATTGCTCAAATATAACTACAATCGCATTGATTTTATTGATGAGCCTGTCAGCCTCGGATTTGATTGTCCGCTGGATCTGCATTGTACCTATACGCGCGATCAATTGCTTGTTGCAATGGATTTTATGAAGCCAAGCACTGTTCGCGAAGGTGTGAAATGGTTGCCCGACAAGAAAATTGATGTGTTCTTTATCACATTGAACAAGTCGGATAAAGACTACTCGCCTACAACCATGTATCAGGATTATTCCATCAATGAAACACTGTTCCATTGGCAAAGTCAAAGCACGACTAATGCAGAAGGTAAAGTCGGTCAGCGGTATATCAATCATCGCAAAAACGGCAGCAAGGTTCTCTTGTTTGTGCGCGAATTTAAGAATGATGTTTACGGCAATACTGCACCGTACACTTATCTTGGTAGTGCAAATTATGTTTCACATAACGGTTCAAGACCGATGAATATTACATGGAGATTAGATGCCCCCATTCCGGCAAAATACCTGAAGAAAACAAACAAATTGGTGGTTGGATAATGACAGAAGTAGTGGCCTCTCTTATATGGGATAAAGATAAATTTATGATTTGCCAACGCCCGGCGCATAAAGCCAGAGGCCTTTTGTGGGAATTCGTCGGCGGTAAGGTGGAACCGGGCGAGACGAAAGAACAGGCGCTTATCCGCGAATGCCAAGAAGAACTTGCCGTGACGCTTTCTATTGGTGATGTATTTATGGATGTCGTTCATGAATACCCGGATTTGACAGTGCATCTAACCTTATTCAATGCAGCTATCCTTGAAGGCATCCCCAAAAAGCTTGAACATAACGATATAAAATGGATCACACCAAGCGAAATTTCAAATTATGAATTCTGTCCGGCGGATGTAGAGATATTGAAAAAGATAACAAAGGTTTTTCGTGATGATTAAGAATTTGGTGCATGATCCGATATTTCTTGCTGGAAAGTCGGAGGCTGTGACAAAAGAAGATTTGCAGGTCGCACAGGACTTGCTAGACACACTGATTGCTAACAAAGATGCTTGCGTTGGTCTGGCAGCGAATATGAGCGGTGTGAGAAAGCGGATTGTTGTGTTTGATAATGAAGGTACATGACGATGTTCAACCCCTAGATTATCAAAAAAGTCAGAGCTGTATGATATCGAAGAAGCTTGTCTTTCTTTGTTGGGTGTCCCCCACAAATGCAAACGTTATCAAACTATTAAAGTTCGATGGCAAACCACAGAATTCAAAATCCGAATCAAAACCTTCACTGGTTGGATGGCGCAGATTATCCAACACGAGATTGATCATTGCGAAGGGGTATTAATTTAAATAATTAACAAGAAGTGGAAAGGAGGCAGAGGAACTGATATGTTTTTTAAACCAAGATATAAATTTGGCGAAATAACGAAGCGTTGGGGTGATGCCAATTTCAAAAAAGAATTCGATACCATCTTGGATAATTGGTTAAAACAATTCAATGAAGAGGATATCCCTGTTCTTCTGGAACTCCTAAAAAACTTCTATTACTACACCGAGACTGCGATTAACCAAAAGGTTGTTGAGTTGCATGAAAAGTTCATAACTGTAAATGGTGAAGATATTAGCAATGTGCTTTTTGCTAAAATGCCAAAAGAGTACGGCGTTGCAAACTCAGATATAATCTTCAGTTCATATTGGTTTAATAACAATGTGAAAGGCTTTTCATCTAACGATGTTATTCGCGAGTATTTAGAAAATGATGCCATTCCAACAGTGCTTGCTATCGTAGATGATTATATGGGATCTGGGGATACTATCATAAAAGCATTATCAAAAATGTTTTCTATTGCTCCAGAGTTGCAAAACTCAAAGTTATATGTACTTATGGTCCACACGACTATCACGGGACTACAAATGATAGAGGAATTTAAAACTAAATTAGGAATAGACCTTACAACGATATATGTAGACAGCACAGATAAAGCCTTTAAAGATGATTACATTTTCCCACGAATAGAAGCGAGGCTAAAAAAAGAGCAATACGAGTTAATTTGCGCAGGAAAAAACATTAGTAGTAACGCAATTCTAGGTTATAAAGATATTCAGTCGTTGGTGTCGTTTGAAAAAACCACGCCTAATGATACTTTAGGACTATTTTGGCACAGCGCAGAAAACTTTGTGTCGTTGTTCCGTAAAAACAGCAGCCCTAGGAATACATCAATAAGTATGTTGAAAGGTGTTGCGCGAAAGAACGCTCACAGGCCAGTTGTTTTGTTTGATATAACAGACAATCAATACAATCGCTTTATTGTATATTGCATTTTGAACGGGAATGACTTTTCTTTTGAAAAAGCGTGTGCGGATTTTGGAATTACTATGGATTTGCTTCAAAAAAGGTTAGAATACATAGCAGAAAAGGGATATATTAAAATAGAGGACGGGAAAATACTGCCTACAAGTGAAACTCAAGAAAAACTCATAAAGAAGAGATTAAAGGGATGGGAGAATGCTGAGCGATCATTATTAAGTGAGCATAAAATTCCTCTTGTTGAAACATCATATATACCTAGAAACTTTGGCAAATCTTTTTCTGGATATAAAAAATAACATGTTAATATTCGAGCCCCTACACCTAGAATACGAAGAGTGTGTATCTCTTCAAAACTACAACGGCACTAATAGCCATATGCCTGCTTCGGGGGCGGCGGTGCTGCGCACTCCGCTCGCCAACCCCTCCGAAGGCATATGCATATGGCTATGCCTATGTAACCAATGTGACGATTGTCGTCGCTCCGCTCCACCATTCGTCATTCAGGCTTTCTTAACAGAAAGCCTGAATGCCGGATAGGTTAAAACGCTTACGCAGTTTTAACCTATCCGGCACGAATATCAGACTAAAGTAGGTGTAGGGGCTCGTTTATATTTATATTAAAGGGTGATATTATGGAGCATATTGAAAAGGCATATCAAGCGGGAGTTATTACTGAAGAAGAAAAACGACTTATAGAAGAGTACAATCAACGGCTTACAGATAACAATGTGCCTGTGATATATAATTTGAGACATCTAAGACAACTGCTTGGCATTCATAAAAGTGCTCAAGACAGACTTTTTGGTGACAAAAAGTGTGATTCCTACAGGGTTTTTCACATTCCAAAGAAAAATGGTGGATTGAGAGAGATTGAAGCTCCTAATGAGGAGTTAAAAAGGATTCAATTATGGATAAAAGAAAATATACTCGATAAATTTTCTGTTTCGCAATTTGCCAAAGGGTTTGTAAAAGGAGTGTCGATATACGATAACGCAGTTCAACATACTGGAAAAGAGTTGGTAGTAAATATCGATTTGAAAGATTTCTTTCCTAGCATTCAATATCGAGAAATTTACAAGATATTTAAATACATTGGGTATACAGATAGCGTTTCAAAGCTTTTGACAAACCTGTGCACAAATGCAAGAAGTGTTCTGCCGCAAGGTTCTCCTGCAAGTCCAACTATATCAAATTTGGTTTCGCTGAAATTGGATAAGCGATTAGGGCGACTAGCAGATAAAATTGGTGCTAGTTACACCCGATATGCAGACGATATTACTTTTTCTGGGAAGAAAACTATACAAAAGTATATTGAACTAATTCGTAAAATCATATACGAGGAAGGCTATGAAATAAACGAAGGAAAGTTTAGACTACAATATGCTCACCAACGACAAGAGGTAACTGGTTTAATTGTTAATAAGGAGGTTGCCATTCCCAAAAAACGCATTAATGAACTTGAAAATGCGATATATTATTGCAAAAAATATGGTGTGGTGGATCATATGTCGCACATCGGGTGCGAGAAAGGATTTTATAAGGAACACCTTTATGGATTAGCTTATTTCATTAAGATGGTCAATCCAGAAAAAGGACTAAAGTATCTTTTGCAATTGAATGAGATTGAATGGCCAATATAAACCGTAGGAGATCTTGTTATTTTATTTATTCCATAAACCCCTGGACTTTCGCAAACCTGTGTGGTACTGTTGTGTACTGCAAAGGAGGTGCGGATATGGCACAGATAAGCATTGCTGATATTTACAGCGGTGAAAAGTACGGAGTTATGAGTGCGGCAATTGCAGATTACATGACAAACGGTCGTCCGTCGGAATACGACGAGCGTACTTGGCTTGAAATGCTGCTTGTCAAGCACGCGCTGATTGCGGCAGAGAAAATGAAAAATGAGGGCGACACGGTGTCGGGTATGACCGATGACATGTCGTCCTCTTCTTATGTGAGGTGGAATGAAAATGACAACGCTTGAAGATCTGTACTACGGCAATATCGTTCCGCACGAACACAGTTTTAAGCGCGGGAGTGCTTACAGCGAAGTGTTGAGCTATGTTATTCGGCATCAGGACAGCTTGATACCGACGCTTACGGCTCAGCTAAAAGAAACCTTTGAAAAGCTCAAAGACTGCGAGGCGGAACTGCACGGTATGAATGAGCGTGAAGCGTTTATCAGCGGCTTTAAGCTCGCGGCGAGAATCATGACCGAAGTGTTGTGTAAACCGTCAGAGGATTGAATAAGCAGAAACAAGGCCGAGCCGATTTTGCGGTTTGGCCTTGCAATTTTCAGTTCGACACAGCACGGTTAAAATCTGCACCGCAGAAAACAAAGAAAACAGTATTCCCGCAAAAGCGCCGGAATATACACTGTTGGCGCAAAAAACTTGACAGAATTTCCCCGGTATGTTATACTGCAAGTAAAGAAAGCAACCGACAATTGAATACACATATTTTTATTTTGAGTTTCAGACTCGCACTTACATAATCACCGATGCAGATCAGCATCGGGATTGAGTGCGGGTCTTTTTGTTTTGATCCGCCGAAAACTATTTGGAGGGTTAAATATGAAAACACCGATCTACAAAAGCTATGAAGATCTGCCGCTGTACCTAAACGCCGAAACAATTTCAAAAGCTCTCGGCATTGCTATCTCTTCGGCATACGAGCTGATGCAGGAAAAAGATTTCCCGACATTCAAGGTAGGCAGCCGCAAGCTTGTTGAAAAAGAAAAGTTCCGCAAGTGGGTGGACGAACATTCGGGAGGCGGTAAATGAAATACAATCGCTATCCGAAATGGAACGCTCTGAAGGATTATTTTCCCGTGCCGAACGAAATATTTTGTTTGGGACTGAGCAGTGGTGAGATTGCCGTCTATGCATATCTGCTTCGATGCGAAAACCGAAAAACCTTTCAGTGCTATCCGAGTTATAAAACGATCGGTAACGCTGTCGGTATGAGCAAAAACACCGTTAGAAAACATGTGGACGGTTTGACCAAAAAACGGTTGATCACAACCGAGCCGACCTCTGTATACACGCAAAAAGGCGAAAAGCGCAACGGCAATTTGCGCTATAGAATACGCCCGATTCCGGAAGCGTTAGAACAGTATTACGAGCAACAGCTGATATGGCTGCACGAAGAAACAAGGCGTCAGGCAGCCTTGGAAAAGCTCTCTGAATTTAACCGCAAACACGGGAAATCGGCGGTTTAGCGGCTGTCTTACGGCTCGTCCGAAAATAAGCAGGAGAAAGCGAGGGGTTGCCTTGCTTTCCCCTCGCAGGGAACAGCGGACGGCAACGCCGACCGCACAAGGCTTTGTATGGCTTTTAAGAACGGTTATAAAAGCTTCAATTTCGGGGTTGCGGCGATAAAAACCTCGCTGATTTAGGGGTTGCTGATTTTTTCGCAGATTTTGCTGGATATTCCGCCATGTATGTGGTATTGTGTGTTCGGCTGGCGAGAGCCCTGCAAGGATGTGATACTATGGCAAAGCGAAGACCGTCGGGAGACGGTATGGTGCGCAAGCGCGAAGACGGAAGATGGGAAGGCCGCATCGTTGTCGGTCACAAAAAGAACGGCGATCCGATTCACCGCTATGTGCTTGCCCGAACACAAAAGGAGTTAATCGTAAAGCTCCACGACTGCATCGAGATGTACCGCGATGCCGACCTCACCGAGGATTCGAATATGACGCTCGGCGAATGGCTCGACCGATGGATCAATGAATATATGATCTTCACGATTCGCGAGAGCACACTGGATTCTTACAAAGCGATGATTAAAAATCAAATCAAACCGTATCTAGGAGACAGACCTTTGTCGGCGCTGACCACGCAGGAACTTCAAAAATTCTATAACAGCGTCAAAAAGAAAGGTCGGGTGAAACCTGACAGGCTACACGGTACAGAGCTTGCCGACAGTATGGTGCGCGGTATTCATATGATGCTGCACGAAGCGCTGGATATGGCGGTGCGCCTACGGCTGATTGTTAAAAATCCAACGGTCGGCACAACGATTCCCAAAAACAATTATCCGCCGAAGCAGATACTCAATGACGAACAGCTTGAGCGATTCATGCAGCGCATCCGACAGGATAAGCGGTGGTACGATTTCTTCTACACCGAGCTGACCGCAGGACTGCGGCGGGGTGAAATCTGCGGACTGAAGTGGGAGGACTTCGATGCGGAAAACGGAAAGTTGAAAGTGAGGCGCTCGGTTGCTAAAAGGAAAGGCGGCGGATTGAATATCGGCGAAACCAAAACCGAGACGGGAACGCGCACGATTGTCCTGCCGCCGAGCACTGCGGAACTTCTGCGGAAGCGAAAAGAAACGGCAGTCAGCGAATGGATATTCCCGAATATCTATGAGCCCGAAAAACCGATGCACCCCGACTATGCTTACCACCGATTAAAAACACTGTTAAAACAGGCGGAGCTTCCGCTGATTCGGTTCCACGATCTGCGCCACACCTTCGCCACTCACGCGCTGGCGGGCGGCGTGGATGCGAAAACCCTGTCGGAAATCTTAGGTCATACCAACGCCAGCTTTACTCTGAACACCTACACCCATGTGACCACCGATATGCAGAGAAACGCTTCCACTATCGCGGGGAGCTTTATGGATGAGATTATGCTTGAAGGAGATGATACCAATCGCTAAAAAAAGAAAAAATGGTGAGGGCACATTACGCCTGCGTAAAGACGGTCGGTGGGAAGGAAGAATTGTTGTCGGGTACAATGAGAAAAGCCTGCCTATTACAAAATGCGTAACGGCGAAAACAAAAACAGAATGTTCCACTAAGCTCGAAGCGCTGAAAGAACAGTACGGACGCTCTTCCGATAAAATTAAACTGGATATGCCGTTCGGGGATTGGATCGACTTCTGGTATCAGACCTACTGCCGGCACACTCTCCGCATTACCACAAGAACCGACTATGAAAACCGCATTTACAATCATATCATTCCCGAAATCGGAAAAATTCCGCTGAACAGGCTGTCACAGTCGGATTTACAGCAATTCTACGCAAAGGAAAAGACAGACGGAAGAAAACTGCACGCAAAAACCTACGGAAAGGGACTTTCGGACAGAACGATAAGGGGGATACATGCCAACTGCCGCACAGCTTTACAGCGGGCGGTGCAGGAGGGCTTAATTCGCACCAATCCCGCCGTCGGCTGTAAGCTGCCACCGAAGAAAGCACGGGAGATGCAGGTGCTCACGCAAAATGAAATTATCCGATTTCTGCATCAGGCAAAGGAAGAAGGTTGCTATGAGCTCTTCTTGCTGGAGCTCGGCACGGGGATGCGGCGCGGTGAGATATTGGCACTCAAATGGAGTGACCTGAACTTCAAAACAGGAGAGCTGCATATCGAACGGCAGGTATATATCATCAAGGCAGAGGTGATTATATCGGCGCCGAAAACAAAAGCCTCGATACGCACCGTTATTCTGCCGCCGTCACTCTTGAAAACCCTTGTGGCGTATAAGAAAACGGTGGATTCGGAATGGATGTTCCCGTCACCGACGGATAACGGCAGACCGAGAAATCCGTCATCGGTTAGAAAACGGTTACAACTGATCTTGGAACGGGCAGGCTGTAAAAAGGTGCGCTTTCACGATTTGCGTCACACATTTGCAACCATGGCGCTGGAGCACGGTATGGATGTAAAAACTCTTTCGGCAACTATAGGTCATGTGTCATCAGCAACCACGCTGGATATTTACAGCCATATCACCGATACTATGCAAAGGCAGGCGGCGGCGCATATTGACCGCAAAATCGGCAAAACGGACGCACAGATGCCCGTGGAAGAACAAACACCCGAGGCGACGGCAAAGCCGCCCGTAAACGCCCCGTGTGCGCCCACAGAACCCCATCCCGAGCCCATACCAAGAAAGATACGCAAATCCGGCACCGGATGCCTGTATCAGATCAATGACAACCTCTGGGAAGGCAGCTTCTTCCCACGCCTGCCCGGCGGCAAGCGAAAGAAATTCAACGTCTACGCCGAAACCCGCGATCAGTGCGAAATCAAACTCGCAGAGATGATCGCCCAAAAGAAAGCGGAGATCGCACAAGAAAAAGCAAAACTAAAAGAGGGCGCCAATTAAGGCGCCCTCAAAAATTGGTTTGCAGTAAACAAAGAAAAATATTTTTATAAAGTTCTGCTATATTACAAGGTGCACACAATTAGTGCAAATGATAGATTTTTTGATGTGTTTTACTTATCGTTAAAACATATACTACGCAGTTTTCCCTCTATTTCAACAATACTATTTTCGGATGGTTCTTCTTTATTCAACGGTATTGAAAAGAATTTCCAACCACTCTCAAAAAACAATTCGTCAATAATAGTAATGTTGGTTGATTTGAACAGCTTTTTTGAACTTCTTCTTATGGGGGTCGCTTCTGAAAGGAGTATTACATTCACTGGAATTTTAATCTTTGATTGCATATATGTCATAAATTTTCGGGTTGTTGAATCAACAATGAAAACAACATATTTGAAATCAGATAGTTTGTCAAGCTCTAAACACTCAAAATTTGTATAAGTAACTTTAAATCGTTTGGATAGAAAATCGGTTAGTATTCTAGTAGTGTATTTTTTGCTTCCAACAATCAATGTTGGATTGCTGATTGCTAAATTTTGTTGTTTTTGTTGACAATCAAAAACATGTTTTAGTAATGTTCCGTCATCACGTTCTTGCTTATATTTTTCCGTGGCAGATTTTGTATCCAAAGTTGTTGAAGTGTATTCCGTATTAAATTTCAATTTTTTGATTTTTGAGTATAATGATGTGAATTCTGTAACACCTTTATTTGTGCCTTGTAATAAAAAACAAGGACTTTCATTTTTTTCTTTTGATTTATACCAATTTAAAAGGTCGTTACTTTCGATGATTCTAATATATTCTATAAGTTCGGTGTAGTCGGAATAAAAATATTCGAAATTTTTAATTTGCTCTACGACCTTGTTTATTTGAATTATCTTGTCTTTGATTATTCTATTGGGTGTTCCATAACTGTGGACGGCTGTTTTCCTCTTTCCATTTGAGTAATAAGTTGTAGTGAGATATGATATCTCTTGATTTGCGATTATGGTTTCGCCATCGAGAATTAAAAAGTCTTTATTGGTCAACTCATTTAAGTTTGGGTTGCGTTCATAAACTGAAACTATTATAGAGATTATTTGTTCCATATATTCTAGTAGCCTGTTGACTTGGGGACTTAATAACTTCTTGGCTTTATGTATTTTAATTTGTTCAGGCACAACGTCAACTATAAAGTAGAACAACGCACTTAATATAAAACCCATTGCTAAATCATAAATGAAACTGAATTGTTCTTGTGTATGTGGCGCTGTGATAAAAAATGATTTAATAGGATTAGGAAGAAATTCGAATACTGGCATTGATGAGAGTTTTATTGCAATCACTAGACACAGTATGGTAATGATAAGCAACGCATAATTGATACGTTTTTTCATAGATACCTCCACTCATTGTTAATAGTTCTTTAAAACATTCGGTTATTAGAAGTTTTTTTCAAGAGAAACTTTTAATGTTTAAATCAGAAAACGAGTCCGAACTTTTTTAATTCGGACTCGTTAGCCTGGTCGGAGTGACAGGGTTCGAACCTGCGGCCTCCGCATCCCAAATGCGGCGCGCTACCAACTGCGCCACACCCCGATAGTTATTAAATTGTGGTCGTGTAAGTGGTCAAATCTGTGGTCAAGCACATTTTTGACCGCTGTTTTTTGTTTTCCGTACCGCCCGAAATCCGCACGGTTGAAGGGCTTTCGGCGGTTGGCACCGATAAACGTTAGAAATGCCGTCTATGCTTCCAAACCACCCGCGCTCCCAGCTGCGCCACACCCGGATTTATTTAATTTTTGTGATTTCAGTATCTGTGGGATACTATGTGGTCGTTGCCTTATTATAACATAAATTAACGAAAAAATAAAGAGCTGAAACCGCCGTGTGTAAGGCTTTGTTGAGGATTTGCGGAAAGGTCAAAAATGTGTCCGTCTACGCTCCCAAACCGCAAATACAATCTTAAAAACATTCGATAGACACTATACTTTTTTCAATTTTGAGCCACCTACTGAACCACCTTGATTTTAAAATTCAAATAAGCGAGGGGCTAAACTTATATATGCTATTCTTTTGTGTCTGTATCGGTTTTGTTTTCAACTGTATTTTTCAATCGGCGGACGATATTTACAAGGAATTTCGGAATTGGCGTGCCTAACCCAGCAAGGTTTTCAAGGATTGAAATAAGCTCGTTGATGATGAGCCAAATCGTTACAATTAAACCGCAACAATATGTGACACCTATATCTACATTTGCCGCCGCTAAGCCTGTGCAGATTAAATAATCGACAACACCCGCAACAACCACAAGAGCGAGATAGCTTGCTTTTTTCAAAATCCCGATTAAACCTGTTTTACTTTTTAATTCACCGTTTCTGTACGCAGATGTCAGTCCTGTAATATAATCAATAAGCATTACAGCGATGAGCACAAGAATTGGGATAAGTAAGATATTAAAATATGATATCAGAGCACCGATAGCTACTGAAACAGTAGCCTGAATAATATTGTCTTTCATAGTTTAGTTATACCTCCAAATCAAGTCAATGTAATCTGCACACCGTCAATTTTAGTGCCGAGAAGTCCTGCGTAACCGTCCTGTGAGCTGTCTTTTTCTGTGTTGTGCTGCCAATCGTAATAGTCTTCATTAACTGCAGAAACTCTGTATGTAGCCTTATAGTAGCTGCCGTGTGCGGACTTAACATCAGCAGGAGTTGTATAATAAATCTGTACAGCATCAATATCCATTCCGAGAATACCGGCATAGCCGTTTACATCATCATTAAGATTAAAACCTATAACCCAGCTAAGCCAGTGACCGCCTTTAATATGCACTCTGTACTTAATCTTACCTTTTGTTACTTTGATTGCAAGACCGCTGATTGCCTCGCCGGCAATGCCTGCGAAGTCTGATAAACCTTTTACAGTTGGTAACCACTTACCGCCTGCAAATACGCAATATTTTTGTCAGCGACAGATCGTACAACAGTTGTATCATCGACAAAATAATGTGCAGATGTTTCAACTACATTATTCTTAAAGTAGTTACCGTTGTTTTCTGCTGTGTCGCCGTTGTTGCCGGTGTAATGAATAACAAGTGTATCAATTTCCGAAGATTTTCTGTTGCTCCCTGTGAAATTACCTTTATTGCACCATATTTCTTTAAATTTATAAGACATATTTATACCTTCCATACCGCCATAACTGCGTTGTAGTAATCTTCCGAAAGCTGTTCTTTTAAAATTTTTCTGTCATCTTCACAGTTTGTAAAATCATTGCGAACATTACCGCCGACCTGCATTTCTGTGCCGCCGATTTCAATAACCCTCTGTCTTAATACGCTCACTCCCTCTTTTGTAAGCATATCAAGCGTAATTCTTTCTTTGATTTCCATAGTAATTCGCTCCTTATTTGATTATGTATGTAATAATGAAATTGATTTTTTCGCCCTCTGCAAATTTGTCAGTTGAGCTGACATAAATCCAAGAGCCGTCTATTCTCACATTACGCAATTTATTCTTTGTAGAATATACGGCAATACTTGCAAGTTTACTTTCTGTTTTTGACGGGAACGGCAAACCCGACATTTGCAAATAGTTTGTATCCGCCAACATACTTGTAATATTTACAGACACAGTAACTGCGTCGCCGTTCTTTGCGTAAACGAAGTTTCCCTCACTGCCCTCATAAATTGTCTGCGCCGGAGATAATTCTCCCGAACCGATTTCGTTATTCGCCGCATCATATTTGTTTGCAAGCGATTTTTCTATATCGGCTTTGTTCTGCACAACGGTCTGCCTAAGCGAATTAACACTGTTATACACAGTGCCGCTTGTAACATAATTTGGGCTATTTTCCTTAGGTACAGTATCGAATGGCTTTGCGTCAAGCTTAAGGTTTAACGATCGGTTTATATACGTTTTATCATAAGCATCTGTAATTCCGTAGCCTGCCAAAGTCGTCGCCTTATCCGCTTTAAGATTAATCTTCATTGTCACTGTTTCGTCAAGGTCTGTTATTTCATCTTCAAGCTCGGTTTTATCTGCCTTTGCAGATAAGGCTGTGTTAATCGCAATTATTCTCTCACTTAGCGTGTTGATGTTGCCACCCGCAAGCGCTATGTCTATGCTGTTGTTGTAGATACCGTCGTCCATACGATTTAAGTTTGTTGCGTTCAGCGCCGGAACAGCTCCGTCAACCCAATTAATTTTGCTGTAACTCATTTATCTCATCCTTTCCTAAATATTCTGTACCTTCTGCCGTCAGCCTTACTCTCATGCCGTTAGTGCCTTTCAGCGTTCGTTCAAGGATAAAACTGTCGACCGTTTCCGTGTCCGTAAAGCCTGTTTTTATGCTCACCTTGTCGCCACATTCGAGCCACCACCTGCCGTAAACATCAGCTTTAAAAGGCCTGTAAACATACAAATTGTAAAAGATGTAGTTGTTACTTTTATTATCGTTAAAACTTGTAACAATACCTGCAATGTCGGTACAGCACGCAGTAATTATGTTGTCCGATATATACCAACTTTGTTTTTTTCTTCTGTATGACCGTACGAAAAATAGCTGTCCTTGTTGTACTTAAACTTAATAAGATTAATACTGCGTGTTGTGTATTCCTCAAAGTCGAGGTTGCTGTAGTTGTCAACGGCCTCGGTTTCAGGATTTAAAATTTGAATAAACTTTATCTTGCCCTCTCCGCTCATAATTGCAAAACAAGCATTAAGTTCGCAGTACGCACTCAACAAGTCCGCTATCGTGGTTTTGTCATTGAAAACCGATTTTACAAGATCCAATTTCAGTGACAGCTCATTGCTGTCATTAAAGCCTGTAAATTCGTTTTCGTAATCATAATCTTTTAAAAAGCTGCTGCAGAGATATACTCTCAAGTCATATAAACTTATTTTTGGCGAATAAATTGCAAGGCTTGTAAAGTAGTTGTAAGCGTATTTTTGCGAAGCGAGGTATAAATCGTCATATGCGATAATTTCCTTTACCGCCCTGTTTTTCTGTCTTGATGAGCTGTTGACAGTACCGCAGAATAGCGACACCTCAATAACTCCAGACTGATAACCGCAATATAAATCTGCACTCGGCAATACTGAATCCGAGGGAAATAAAAGCCCCTTGCTGTATGACTGTTTCATCATAACTTTTATGCGTTTGCCGTTGAGCTCTGTGTCAACATTTATCACTCTTACAGTAAGCTGACCCGCAATACAGCCGCCGAGTTTAAACTCCTTGCCGTCACTGATTGCCTGCGTAAGTTCAAGACTTTCAGATACAATATTCTCGCCCGTGATGTTGGGAATATCGTCGTCAGGAAAGCTGATAATTATTTCCCTTTGCAAGCTGTCATTGAGCAGTTGCTTTTTGACCTCATCTGTTAAATTTATCATACCGCACCCCCTTAATACTAATACTCAATAAGCTCAATGCTTATCGGGTTGTAGCGGATGTCTGTCTTGCTTGCGTCCATAACCGAAAACTCAATATCAGGAATATAGAAATATCCGCTGTCATATGAGTTGGTTTCATCGTTCCAATATGTAACATAGCATTTGCGTTGTACTGTGTTCACGATTGCAGAATTAATAATATTCTGCATATTGATTTTCTCGTTCAAGTGCAGAATGTGGGTAGAAAAAGTAATGCTTGTCTTACCTGTCGGCAGTGTTGAACGCTGCAAACTGCCGTTATCGTCACGCTCGGCATCGTTGTCCATACGCTGATCAGGTGTTGACGAATATTCAGCGAAATAGTTATTAGGAAATTCGGTATTTCCGAATTTTAGTAAATAACCTTTATAATTTGACATACTGCACCTCCTTTACGCAAATGCCGATTTGCCGTTATGGCGGTTTTTATAAAGTTCGTTTTGCTTTACGATTTCGTTAAAAATATCATTGCCGTTAATTTCAGCGACAAACTGATAGTAGTTACCGCCGTTGTTTCTGAATATTACGAACATCTCATACAGCTTTTTAAGATACGACAGAATTTCGCCGAGAATTACCGTATCCTGACCGCCCGAATTGTCGAGCATACCCTGTAACTTGTTAAGCGGCGCAATAACTTCCGGATTGCCCGAATTAGCGCCTGCGTTATCTCCGACTACCGCAAGTGTCGGTGCTTTGACAAGTCCGCCTGTTGCAAGATGTGGAATAAGAACAGGTTCGTTAGGCATTGACCAACCCCATTCCTGCCCGAAAATTGAACCGATTGCGTCAGCTATACCGCCGATAGTATTAACGATAGCGGCTACAACCGTATATATACCTGTCAACAATAGGTTTATACCGTCAATTATCAAATTAACAAAGCCTTTGATAATGCCCCATATGCCGTCCCATATACCGCCAAAAAAGTCTTTGATACCGTTCCAAGCCTTTTCCCAGTTGCCCGAAAAAACACCTGTTATAAAGTCAATAAGACCGCCGAACGATTTTAAAATACCGCCCACAACATCGCCTATAACTCTGAATACTGTTTCAAAAATGCTTTGAATATTTCTCAGTACCGTATTAAATACAGGGCCTAATGTATCGCTTATGAAGTTCACAAGCGGGGAAAGCCAATTATTCCATATTGTTGCAATACAGTCGCAAACCTTGCCGAAAACAGTCCATAGCTGTTCAAAAATCGGTTTAAGGCAATCTGTCCATGCGGACTGAAATACTCCGACAATGAAATTCCACGCAGGCATAATCCAATCATTATAAACATTCATAAGCGTTGTGCCGATATTGAGGAACATATCGCACACATTCTGAAAAATCTCAGAACCGCCCTCGCCGTCCCACCAGCCAAGCAGAAAGTTACCGATGTCTGAAAATACGCCGCCCACGAAGTTCATAACATCTGCCATTTGAAGTTGAATATTGTCAAAAAATTCCCCAATGGTTGCACCGTCATTATCAATCCATTTTACAAGTGATTCGGTAGCTAAACTAAAGCCCTCCGAGAAAATCGTTCCGACCGCACCGCCGAAATCTGTAAAACCGCTGAGCAGATTTGAAATTGCGTCCTCCATTTGTGGGCGAACTCTGTCAACGCTCTGCCCGATGACATCAAAACCCTTTTCAAAGAATGTCGATAAATTATCGTAGCCTTTGCTGAAATTATCGCCAATGGTTGTAATAAAGCCGTTGATTTTATTCTTGTCTTTATCAAGCCATTTTGCAACACCGCCCGTCAGTGTTTGCAGCCGTTTACCGCTAACCTGTACCACTCCGCCGACAAATGAACCTACCGCACCGAATGCAGATTTACCGACCTTTTGCACCTGTGTAAGATAATTTTGAGCTATCGGAACAGAATTTTTGAATATCGACTCACAATTTTTGCCGATAGCTGACCAATCAACCTTATTAATGCCCTTTTGAACATTATCCACAAAGCCTTTAAATCCGCTCTTTTCGTATAGATTTTTAAAAGCACCCGAAACACCGCTGTTTGTGTCTTTAACAACAGTATTTGCGACAGAAGTACCACTGCTTGCCGATGTGCTGCTTGCGGAAGTATCAGAACCGCCGCTATCTGATTTAGTAATAACATTCAGCTTGTCAAAACCTGCAACGCTGTTCTTTGCTTTTTCCGAGCTGTCTGCAACATTCTCTAAAGATTCCGAACTACTTTCAGCCTCACTGCTCAAATTTTCTGCCGAGCTTGCAGCGGCTGAAATGCTGTTTGCTGTATCATCTCCGCCCCAATTAAACAACTCCGACAATGAATTAACCGCATTTTTTGCATATTCTGTAAGTTTTGTGATAGCTGATGATAATTTTTGTACAATGTTAGTTGCTACTTGAAGAATAGGTTTACCAATAACCGCAAGCAACTGATTCCAACTCTCTTTTAAGTTGCCTGTTACATTCTCCCAACCGTCTGCTTCACGGCTTGCCTGTCCCATAGCACCCGAAAGCTGATTAGCGTCCTTGACCATTTGCAAAAGCGTGAGCTGTTTCTGTGATTCAGAAAGTTCCGTAAACGATTTACCATACAACTTGTTTGCCGCTGCATTTCGTGTTGTTTCTGTACAAGACAAGCCAAGTGCGGCATCATTTTCAAAGTTGCCTTTCAAGAATGATTTCAGGCTTTCTGCGGTATCTTCAAGCGAACGGTCGTAATATGCCGCACTGTCAGCTGTTACCTGTAAAGCCTCTTGCATCATATTAAGAGCGTCTGCGCTGTCCATACCCGTAGTTTTTGCAAATGCATAGATACTTGTACCCACACCCTGCAAGCGTGTTTTCAAAATACCGCTGTTTTTAGATACCGTAGCAATAGCACTTTCAGCTTGTGACTGCATTGAGCCAAATGTCTGCTCAAACTGCGAATTTGCGGCATTAACCTCTGCCGCCGATTCAATGCACTGCTGCCCAAACTGCTTAATCGCCGCTACCGAAAACGCAGCAACAATGGCAGAGCCGAGTTTTTTAAGTTAGCTTTTCATCTTATTGCTTACGCTGTTTGCCTGCTCCTGCACTGCATTAAGCGATTTAGAAAAGCCTTGCCTGTTCAGTACAAGATTTAAGCCGATTTCGCCAACTGTAGCACTCATTTCTCACACTCCTTTCGATATAAAATAAAGGGCATAACGAAATGTGACACCCTTGTGGCATAAAAACAGCGCACACCCGAAGATGTACGCTGTATAATTTGATAAAATTTTAGCCACCCCGTTTGGAGTGGCTTTTACAATGTTATAATACTTAACATTTATTAAATATTACCAAAAATATACACAAAAGTCAAGAATTTTATAAAAATAAGCAAAATTGTATGCAACATTTACATATTTGCAAATATCATTTCAAAGTCATGCAAGGCTGTGTTTATGTCAGCCTGCGTGCGTTTATTTGCTGTGCGTGAACGCCACTTGTTGCGTATTTTATGTTGAGATGATGTAAAGTTCTTCAAAACATTTTCATCGTTCTCAAGGCGAATTTGAGCCGTTCTTGCAAGAGGCGTGTCAGCTCCCAAGCCACACAGCAGAGAGCTGAACTCCGCCCAAGTCATCTTTTTAAAATCTTCGGAGTAAATGCTCACCCCGTACTCTGACTTAAAACTCGATACGATTAAATCGAAATCATCTATTAAGTCGTAGCCGGGGTCTGAATTTCCCCCTCGCTGTCCTCGTCAGCAATAAGCTCCGTTGCTGTTCTGATGAGCGTTGAGAGGTCGGCAAACGAGAGATGAAGTTTTGCAATCTTTTCTCTGTTCTCCTTATCAAAAAGAAGCTCAAGAGCCGATAAGATGTCCGATGTTTTTACGCCGTCCTCGCTGTCAAAAAGCGCAACCGTCTTAATGAAAGAAATTGCGTCGTTGTTGACCTCAATTTCTGTGCCTTTGATAACAAGTTTTGGCTTTTCGTCAAAATTAAGTTTGTTTGTAATATCAATAATTTTTGACATACTTTATACCTCCTTAGGCTGCAGGTGTGTATTCGGGCTTGCCGTTTGACATAACCTCAAATTCAAGAGGTGCAACACTTGTGCTTGCGGCTGCACCGTTTGCTGTTACAGAGATAACCGCATTCTTGAAGAGTACGCTTGCACCGTTCGGGAAAGTCCACTTAAACGGAAGCTGTACGGCTGTGCCGTTCTTAAACGCAAGCTCTGCGATTTCATCGTTGCCTGCGTCACCGATTGTACGCTTGCCCTTTACAGAGATTGTAACGCTCTTGGCTGTCATAAGTCTTGACTTCCAACCCTCGTTCTCAAACGCTGTCCATTCCTCAACGCCGTTGTCAAATGCCACCGAAAACTCATCACAATTTGCGATTGGAGTTGTGGCTGTGTCTGTGCCCGATTTACCGATTGCAAACTGATTTTCGTAGCAAGGATAAACTCCGCTTTTTACTGCCATAATATCATTTCCTTTCATAGTAAAATTTAACTTCAATGACCTGCTCATATATGCCCTTGTCATCTGTACCCACATCAATAGGCTCAGGGGTGAGCAGCTCGATTATATAAATTGTGTGTTCGTTGATTTTAACATTCTTAATGCTGTATAGTGTTTCAAACAGCTTGCGTGCCGCTTGCTCCGTTTCCTTTGCGTTGTTGTTCCAATGCAGGAGCAAGGACACACACATTGTGCTGTATGTGCTCTCATCACCTATTGCCCTTGCAGGAGCGCCCGACTGCTTGAGAGAGTACACGCCGATTGACTTATCCTGTTTGTTGTCGAGCTTGCCAATGTAGTAATGCTCAGCATTTGTTACACTTTTCAGCCAATCTCTGACGTCTGATAAATAAATCAAAGTCCTGCCTCCTGTTTGTAAAATCGTGCAAATGCCTTTTGACAAAAGTTTTGTCGTGTACCGCCCTTGAGCCAAGGAATGAGCCACTTACCACCTGCCGCTATGTTTTCATCTCTGCTGAAATTATATTCAGGGTGAAAATACAACCGTCTGGCATACGGTGTACTTGATACGATTTTTGTTTCCCCATTCGCAAGGTTTGAGTAGTCGGCAAATGTGCTTTCGTTCTGCAAATTACCTGTATCAAACGGCATTACTTGCGTGTTTTTAATCTGCGTAAGCAATGCGTCTGTGGTATTGCGCAATGCCGTCTGCTGTGCTTTATCAAGCTGCTTTAATAAAGGCAAATTCAGCTTGATTTTTGATGTTACAGAAAAGCTCACTAAATCACATCCAATTCCGTATAATTCACTGTACCGTCAGGGTTGCGGTGTTTAATGCCTTGTACGATGTTACGCTTTACTCCATCAAGCACTACAAAGCCTGCGCTCAAAGTCGGGGTGTCGGGAGCAATGTCGCCGTCAAAAAGCAGCACTGCAGACACCTGCACGATTTTCTGTTCTTTTGTGTATATGGTCTTTGCTTTTGACTGCATATTGCAATGAGCATTACCCGCAAACAAATTAGTGTTCGGCAATAAGGTGTCTGACGGGTATATTTCTCCGCAGCGGAAAGCAACAACAGGAGAGCCGTCTTCGGTTATTCCCTCACCGTAGATTGTGACCTCGACATGAGTTTTACAGAACTGCTTTTTTACAAGTGACGGAAATTTCAAAACATATCACCTCATATTGCAGGATAACAAAGCCCTGTTGATTTAAGCAGAGAGTAGAGGTCCGCAGGAATTGCCACGCCGCTTATGCACATCAAATTCCAACTTGCGCCAAACTCCATACCCACACCGTTGATGTTGTAATTTTTCAGATAGGAAGAAATCATATCGGCATTTTCTTCTTCAAAAGCAGTAAGTCTGCTATGCACTCTGCCGATGATTCTCTTCTGCATTTCCGAAAGTTTTTCAAAATTAATGCGGTTAAAGGTCAGAATGTCGATGTGAGCGGCGGAGATAATGCTTTTTTCATCTCCGCCCTGCTGTTCAATGTAATCCGCAAACATAGATTTATTCCTTTGTGTCTGATTTGATATTCTCTTTAAGCTTTTTGTTTTCGGCTTTGAGCTTTGAATTTTCTTTCTTCAAAGTATTGTAATCATCAACAGAAATTTTCTTGCCTAAGCCGTATTCTTTGATTTCACCATTGTCGTCCTGAATATCATAACCACGAGATACATAAGTCTTAGCTTCCTCATCTGTATTGACTGTATATGACTTATTGTCTTTAATTGCTTTCATTTTTGCTCACCTCGCTTTAAGCCTCTGCGTGAATGATTACGCCCTGCTTCATAAGTTCATCAATGGCAAAAGTACCATTGACTTTTCTGTTCTGATATATATAATTATCAGCTGTTCGGCTGTCAGAACGCGGAGTATAGACATTGATATATGAATACTTAACTCTTGATACCTGTGCTTCCGGGTCAATAAGAATATAGTCAATCTGCTTAGCTGAACTGTCAGCAACACAACCGTTTGTAAAATCAAACAAAGACTTCATTCTTGAGCTTGGCACTTCTACAATCTTATCAATATCATCAACGGAACGAACACGGCGGTCAATGCCCTTTGCGGAACTGATTTCAAGTGTTCTCTGAATACCCTCTGCATTCTTCAAAAGCTTTTTGTACTGTGGTGTCGCATAAAGAATAACCCTGTCGAGCGGTACACCGGCTTCGGCAAAAGCCTCAAGGTTATCGTCAAAATCTGCAAGCACATTCGCCGCAGTTAATGCAGTAGTTTTTACTGTTGCACCAACTCGCTTAGCTTCTGTATAAATCTTGCTGTAAGTATAACAGTCGAGTTCAGGTATAGCCTGTGTTTTTTCAAAGCGTGTCTGAATATTTGCGATAGTTACTACCATATTTGTTTCGTCAACATCGATAGGGTCGATAGCAAACTCAATATCTCTGTCGTGGTCAAGGGTTTTGGTTTCGTAACCGTTTGAATATGTACCCGAATTAAAACCGCCTGCACCTCGTGTATGGTCTTTATAACCGCTGACCGAGAGTTTCGGGATTTTAATATCCTTACCGTTGATAATCTGAATGTCAGAGTTTGAATGGTAAAGGTCATCACAAGTAAGGGCTTGACCGTACAATTCTCTTAAAACATTACTGAAAATAGTTGCGTATTCTAATACTGCCATAATTATTTACCTCTTTTCTTACTTTTTCGATTTGATGCCGAAAATTCCTCTTAAGGCATCTTCTGTTAAATTTTTGTTGCCGTTGCCGTCACCGCCGATTTTCTGAACACCGCCAGCGTTTTCGCTTGCTTTTGCTTTGAGTGCAGGAATATCGTCAAGCACTTTCTTAACCGCCTCGGTCAGCTTTTCTGTGTTGATTTTGCCGTCTGTGGAAACTGCAGAAAAGTCCGCCATTTTGAGTACATACGGAATGCTTGCAATATCCACACCCTGCTTAACTGCCTCAAGAGTAGCCGACTGGTTCACCTCTGCAATGAGCTTAGCCTTGTTTGAATTTTCAAGGTCAGACTGCATTTTCGCAATGTCGGGTGTGTTCTTGGCTTTCTGCTCCTTAAAAGCACCGATTGCCTGTTTCATCTCATCTGCTGACAATCCCTGCTCCTTGAAGTATGACTTTAAAACCGTGTCCTCTGTCACGCTCTGCTTGCCGTTAATAAGACTTGCAAGCTTGTCATAATCAAACGCAGGTGCAGGGTTGCCCTGCGGTGTCGGCTGTGTTTCGTTTGGGTTAGGTGTTGGGTTATTTTCTGCCATATTTTATCAATCCTTTCAGTTATCGGGTGTCTCCCGTAATCAGTTTATAGAGTGTCTCTCTGTTTCAGTTTTGCACGGTGTCTCCCGTAGTTTAGCGTCTTCGGACAATAAAAAAGCACCTGTGCAGTCACTCACAAGTGCGTTTTAAGCTGTTTTTGTTGTCTTTCTTTTCGGCTTTTCCGTAGCGTTTGGCTTAACCTCCGCCGCAAAGCCGCCGTCAATGAGCTGCTTTGCTCTCTGCTCGGAGCACTCAAAAACTTCATTAATCGGTCTGTTAATAAACCCCTCGGTTTTATCGTTGAACGATGTAATTACTCTTACTTTCATTTTGTCACCGCCTTTCTGATTTTGGGTATTAAAAAAGCACTCAATCCGATTGATTAAGTGCTTTAATTGGTTATTGAATTTTTAGTATAACAAACCCTCTCTTGTTACGGAGCGGTTAAATTATGCCATTATCTTCAAGAAATTGCTTTTTTTCTTTCTCCCTAAGTTTATTATAAAGTGCTTCGGCATCTTTTACTTCTTGGGGAGCATCTTCACGCAAAGTTACGTCTAAACCATTTACCACAAGATACGGTTTAAACATATCCCAAAGAGATTTCTGTTCTTCTGTTTGCATTAATCTCATTGTATCAACCCCCTAAAAGTTGCTTAACTCTATACTCATCATAAACTTCATCCATAACTTTATCTCTTAAACAGTCAAAAGCATACTCGCTTATATCACTTATATTATAACCGCTTCTTATCAATTTTTCAACCTTTGGAGCATAAATTTTATTAAGATAATCGCAATATGCGTTATAATCGGTAATTTTACCGAATTTTTGTCTGTATTTCTCGGCATCTTGCCAATGGATAAGCTCATGAAGTACCGAACTCAATTCACTGTCAGAACAAGCAAACGATTTCTGCAATTCGGCTAAATTCTTAGTTATAAAATAAGCTGAATTTACAGTTAAAACATTATCAGTCGGTATGTAAGTTGCAACTGCATTTTTGCCCATTTCTTCGGGGGATAATATGCAAATAGCAGGTTTATTTTCAGATTTGCTCTGACCGAGCATTTCATAAATCTTTGTAACATTCTTATCAAACTTATGGAATTGCTTGCGTTTCAGTTTTACTTTATCTGATAAATAAATATCATTACTGCCCGTGGTCTTATGTGCTTTTACTGTAATTTTTTTACCGCTGTTTTTTCTGTTAAAGTCTTTTTCTTCACCTCCGTCAACTACAGATTTATAATATTTCTGCTTACTGTCGTCGATAGTAAAATCTCTTGTTTTTTCCGCCAACTTATCCGCCCTATCGTGCCACTCGTCTGCTCTTGCTTTAGCAAACTTCTTGTTGTCCTCATCAAGGCTGTATTTTGCCCTGCGGTCAAAGCGTTCGGCTTGCTTTTCTGCGTGCTGTTGCTGTACTTCAAGTCCTCTTTGGCGGTCGAGCTCCTCAAGTTCGTCATCGGTGAGAGGTCCGCCCAAATCGTCAAGTTCGGGGTAGTGGGTGCTTGTGCTGTCCTTACAGCGTGGGTGAAAAAGTCCCTCCGCTATGGCGGTTGAAAGCAGCGGATAATCACCGTCCGATTTTTTGCCGTTTGAATACAC